CTAAGTGCTTGGATAAGCAGCCGTTAATACACCATTTTTTGTAAATGTTAATCCCACAGAAGGGTCAAGGTTTAGTCCAAGAGTATCGTCTGCGTAGTTATACATCGAGATATAACGAGAAGTTACATGTACCTCACTGTGTATAGTTACTGTACCTCCTTCAGTAGCCGCCCTTTTTAGAGTCATGATAGGAGCCGTATTTAATATTCCCCCAACTACCTCTTCAGTAAAAGATATCTTTCCTATCTCAGTGTTAGCGGAGTCATATAGTAGTATGGCGTTTGACTCGGGGTCAATTTCTATTCTTTTGCCATTTAAAGACGTAACTACTTTGCTTGATATTACTTTGTCGGCAAGGAGAACATTAACATCTATAAGCTCAAGGTTCAAGTATCCACCAACTAAAATAGCCTTACCTTGAGCGGCGTTTGTAACTAAATCCGCATAGTTGGAGAATCCTAGCTGTACGGCGATGTCATTTTTAGAGATCATTTGTGAGTTACTGAACGCCTGAGTGTATGCAGTCTGAAAATCCGGACTGAAGCTCTCAAAAGTGACAACACCACTAAGATTTATCTTAGACCCTTTCATAAATACTCCATCCGGGGTAACCTCAAATAAAGATAACGCTTTTGTACCATCAGAGAATGTACATGCTGCCCATATTTCAGTCCCATCAGCGGTTGTCAGCCATCCGGAGGTATTTATAGTATGATTTATACTGTCTATAGAAGACACTATCGCCGAAAGTGAGCCAGCCGTTTGCTCAAATTTAGAGGTGACCTCCTTTTTAAAGTCATCCAATGGCTTATTCGTTAAGGATAACAATCCTATGTATATGTCTCCAGTAAATTCCATGATAAAGTCACCTGTACCATTCCAATTTCCCGAAAAAGTAAACATCCTAGGATTTGGGTTTAATGCAAATGGAGCCACTTTATAAAGTTCCTGACCGGAAAAACCGCAAGTCAACGTTCCTGTTCCGGTACAAACATATTTGAAAGATATAAAGAAGTTGCCCCCACTCTGAGGGACTGTGATTTCTGAATTAAGCTGTTTTACAAAACTGTTTTTAATTCGTAACCACAATTTCCCATCATAAGACATCACATCAGCAATCTTATCCGCTTCGGTATAATATTCAGAGTTAACTTTGAGCGGGTCCGGATTGGAAAAAGCTTCGATACTGCTGTCCTTTTCCCATCCCTCCATGTCCTTTGTGAAGCTGGCATTTGATAGGTAATTGTCAGTCGTATTGATGGTATATTCAACGGATTGTATTTCCGTTTTGATTAGGTTTTCAAGTATCTGTAGTTGCGTGGCTATATTTATACCTGTATTCAGTATAAAATCGCCTAAGAACCGGTTTCCGTCCTTACTAATTATTGTTACTTCCTTGTCAACCAATGAATAGCTGTCTATATATGCATACTGCTTAAATGATGGTGCTCCGGTTCCGAAAGAAGATAAAATAATGGCATTCTGACGTGTTGTATCCGTCCGGTTTCCAAGCTGACTGATATCATCTCCAGCTATTGGAACATCGCTGTTGGTGTCGCAATCTGTTTTAGAAAGGTCTATGTAATCATCTCCAATGCCGGTTACTAACCGCCAGAAGTAATGATTGGCTGCGCCGGTTGTTGTACCAGCTTTGATATTAAACTCTCTGGTAGTTGCCTGATCTCCGACAATAAAATCATTGGTGATTGTCTTTTCTCCGTCAGTGGATTTAAAGTAGCAGCGATAAGCATTAGTAAGTTCTTCGACTTTAATGCAAGTCATTCGCGCAGGGGTGAGTATTATTTGTCCGCCAACATGAGAAAGCTTTTCGATCACCAATTCATAGAAATAGGCTTTCATCCGGACTAATAACTCATCGACCTCTATGCGCGTCTTGCCGGTTATTGGGTCTATTGTTAAGCCGGCTCCAGAGCCAAGAAGACCGGATGTAAAATGATCGGTTATCCATCCTTTTAAAAACTTAATGAGCCCTTCGACTTTGTCATCATTTAATCGACTTACCGCTCTGTTCTTTATTTCCTTGAGCGTCCGCAACGAAGACAATACATTCTCATCCGTCAAATCAGCCGATGAATTTGTTCGAAGGACGTTCAGAATCTCATTAGCTAATGTTTGAGCGAATGTATTCTTCAGGTCAGCCACATCACTTTTCAGCGTGGCATATTGCCCCTGAATAATGGTGTTGGATATCTCAATATCCATATCGTTCAGATCGCTCAACTTCCGCACAATACGCGTGATACGACTGTCCCGGTAGCCTTCCGGGAAATAAATGTCATTCTCCAGCCGGACGCGACGGCCTAACGTCAGTGCGATTTCATTATCTTCTAAATAAGTGTGATCCGTCGGGGACTTATATGTGGCAAAGTCTATTGCGGCATTGTCAAGCAGCGCATTGACGGCATCTTCAAACTCCTGCTCGGCCAACGGGTAATACTCTGTCGGCATGTCGAGGTTGTACACCGTGTATTTATCACCTGTGCGTGGTATTACGTTATCACCAGGCAGTTGGGTATTCTCTGTCGGATATTGGGTTATCAATTCCCATTCCGCCGTGTCTTCATGCCAATTAGCTTCAAAGTCCTGTCCAAGGAGGTCACCACTTTTAAATACTACATGCTTGTTTGTGTTCGCTATGCTGCAACTGTTCGGATTAAACGGGATGTCCGGGGCTTTAAAATAATAGACTGTTACTTCGCTTCCGTCGATGGTTTGCATTTCCGTCCGGACGGTACCCACCGTTCCGGTAAAGCGCGGAAAAATATCGGCAAAGGCATCTTCTTCCCATTTTTCCTTTATTCCATACAGGTCTACATTGCGGTCTATCCACTTTTTGCCATCCGGCAATTGTAAAGTGGTATGCTCGTATTTGGACGCAACAATATTTTTCGTGCTGCCTGTGGGTAGCAGGCGGGTAAAAAACTCATCTGTGTCTGCTATCTCCTTGGTGAGATTGAGCAATCCACGACCATAAGCCAATGTCACCGGCTCTCCATGCTCGCATTTAGAAAGATTGAAGTTCGTGCCATCCAGCCACCATTCTGTATTACATGCCTTTGATAGTATAGACAACGCTTCCAGGCACGTGCCTCCGCGTGTATATTCTACGTTGATGGGTTCCGAAGAGACCACTTCGCCTACATGGTAGTGCGTGTCTCCGGACGCGCGATTGATACAATTCACTATAAATGCCAGTTGTGCAGAGGGGGTATCATAATAACTGGATATCGGATTATAGTCGGAATCCAGAAAGATGGCAGCACCGGCGATATTTTCAGGCCCGTAGAACTTTACGTCATAGGCGTATTCTTTCGTGCTTTTCATCACAGGTTTATACGGCTTCATCAGGACAAAACGCATATTGCCAATGTCGATGTAGTCGTTTACCTCAAGTGCTACATAGTCATGCAGCGTGAAGCTAAGGCTCAGCTCGTTGTTGGTCTGAACCTTATGATCGTGTGTACTATTTGAATTGCCATCAAAATCCGTACGCTTGACTCCTGCTGCTGTATATATCGAATAAATCATACCTTAAACACTATCTAAACACTGATTAAAAGTTAGGTTCCGGTTCGGTAAATGTCACCTTAAAGCAAGCCACCACTACGTCAAATTCATCCATGTAGGTTTTTGCCTCATAAGCATCCGCCTGCTTTACGAAACAACGGAAGGTATAGCCGGGAATGTTGGCCAACTGAATATTAAGCCAACCTTTTCCGGCTAATCCTTGCTTGAGGAAAGAGATAAAGCCGGCATAGTTGGTTAGGAAATCCGCGTTATTATCACCGTGACAGGCGAAGTATAGCGTAAAGTCCCGTTCATCCGTCACCGGAAGGAGATCGGCAGAATATTTGCGGCCTTTCACTTCGCGAAGATTTACCCCGGTATTCGTTTTGATAGCTGCAGGCTTCATTAGCGCATCCAGATTGCTCTGTTCGCCTAACTTGTCGAACAGCCATGCCCGGCATAGCACGTAAGGGTCTATACCGTTTATTGTCATCAAGCCGTGAAAATCTGCTATATCCATATTATTAATTTTTTATATAGGTACCGTCCCGACGCAATATCAGCACATCGGCGGCTATACCGGCCAATCTTTCGGCCATTTCCCTGGTGTTGGCAGCTATCTCGGTCAAAGGAGACAGCGCCGCAGCCAACTGATTACGAAACTCTGTAATATTATTATCTACCGATATCAGCCGGTTGGTTTGTGCCACCATTCCTCCGGCGAGCCATGTCATGGTTTCTTCCGTCACCTGGCTAACTACGCTACTATTAGCCGACTGGCTCGCGCTGCTGCTATCCTTCAGATCGATACCTGACTGAGAAAAAGAGGTTGATATCTGTTTCAATAGCTCCTGCAAATAGGGCAGCTCATCCGCATATCGGTCTGTCAGTTCCTTTACTTTCTCGGAAATTTCTGCGGCAAAAGAGGCCATATCTGTGTCATTGCCGGAGTATTTCTCATATATCTTCGCGATGTCATCCTCGAACGTTCCGAACACCTTTTTCATGACTATTGTCTTCAGCATGTCCGACACGATGTCCCGGAAGGTATCTTTAGCATAACTTTTGAAAGAATCAAGTGCATCCTTGCCCTCATCCAGCCAATCCCACAGGCCGTCTATCATATTGTCTACCAAGGGCGAGTAGAGTTGTGACACATATTCCTGTAATTGTGCCACAAACTCATCATACTGCTTGCGTAGTTCTACCAGTTCCTCCAGCGTCTCTTTTGTTTGGCCTACCAGCTTATCACCATATTTATCAAGGATATTCTGCGCAACCGTCAAGTTTACCAATGGAGCGGAATTACCATTAGCGTCTTTTACGGTATCGGAAGAAAACAGATCACCCAGATTATTATTCTTCGCCCAAGTTACCAAGTCTTCTGTTTTTTGGTTTTTAGCGCCCCATCCCGATCCTAAAAAGCCACTGCTTTTCTTTCGGGTTTCAATCCGGAGGTTATTAATGGCAGCGGTCGTTCCTTCGTCGTATTTGGTTCCCGACAGGTTTGTGCCCCAAATGGTGTCATATCCTTGTAATATTCCTTTATATATACTGGTCGCCCATCCTCCACCCGATTCATTCTGGTAAATGGCCTGCTGTTCTTTCGCCTTGGCCACATACTCCTTCATGATTTGAGCCTGCTGCTCTTTATAATCTTTTAAATCTTGCAGTTTGTCTTCTCCGAACCATCCCTTTTCTGCCTGCTGCGCTTTCAGTACTGCTAATTCATACTCCAGTACGGCATCTTTAAGGCGGTTTATCTCTTCAATCTTTTCATCATATTTCAGGTAGCTGTCGTAAGCAGTAGGCATCAGTTCGTTCAGTTTTTGCAGCAACTGTATGCCCTGTGATATAAGCGTGAGTATCACGCTTGCCTTCTCCATGGAAGAGAGTGCATTTTCTCCGGTTTTTGCCACGGCCAGCACACCAGTAATCGTGTCTGAAGTAAATTGCCCGAAAGTACCAATCAGGCTTATTATTTTTCCTTGTGTGCCTCCAACGGCGTTTCCCAAATCTTCCAATACAGTGTATAGCTCGCGCGCTTGCTCGGTAACCTTCTTTTCCTGTGCAACGGTTTTATTGGATAACTCGTTATATTTATCTTTTTTCCGGATCAAGTTTTTTAGTGCGGCGTCTTCTGAAAGAAATGTCGGTGTCCATCCTTTATCTTTAATCATGGTCATGCCCGTGATAACCTGGCTTCCTGATCGCACAGCGCTGAGTGATAGTTCTGCCGTCTTTACCTCCTGATCAGCTTGAGCCAAAGCCTTCCGCATCTTTATCAACGCCTCGTATGGGTTCCGGTTGGTTAGTTCGTCAGCAATCTCCTGTAAGGTAGTAGTATATTCGCGCAAATCCTGCGGGTTCCATGTCTCGGCAGCCACACCTTTGTATTCTTCCATCTGCTTCATAAGGTATTCCAGCGTTTCCGAACTAGTGTTTCGCAAGTCTTCAAACGCACGGATATACTCCGGTGATTTTTGAAATTGTTCAAAAGACAATTTTACCAAGTCTTGACCACGTTTCACCTGTGCTTCCGCCAGACTCCTGTCTAGCATTTCAACTCCCTGTTTATCGCCTTTCGACGCAGCTTCCACCCGTAGAGCCGTCATACGCTCCACTTCCTTGGTATATTCTTTTTCGAGAGCTATCCGTTGATTGGTGTAATTTTCATATTTCCCGGTTAGGTTGTCCATTTCCGCCTCATATAAGGCCACCATCTTATTATCATAGACCTGCTGTGCATTATTCCTTTCCGCTTTGGCCATTGTGCCAACGGAGGCATATTGGCTCGTTGTCACATTAATGCCTTGTTTACGGGCTTTATCCAACGCTTGTCGACGATCCCGCTCTTCCTGATCAATCTGATCAAGCTGCTGTTGCAACTGGCGTTTGGCTTCCGCTTTCTGCTTTTCGTAGCCGTCACGCATGGCGGCAATGGTCAGTTCATCAATGCGCTGCTGTGCCTTTACTTCCGCATCGGCTATGCGGTCGGAGAGGCTCTCTACGTCTTTAACTTTCTCTTTTTTAGTTTTCTCATGAATATCATCAACGAGATCGGCAGGATTTTCTATTTTTTTTGCCAGCTTTTCATTGGCGGACTTGAGGAGTTCCCTCTGCTTTACAATATCATCAACCCTCTGCTTTTGTAGTTTATAGTCTCCGGACTCCGCATCCCATTGCCTACCACCATAAGAACGTAATTCTTTAGCAGGCATGCTTTCGAGCTTTCCGAGTTCCATATTATATTGACCTTCAAGTTCGAGGTTTTTCTTTTCGTTATCCGTAATCTTATCTGCTATGGCCCTGGCTTTGGCTGCTTGCAATATTGCAGTAGACAATTTCATATATGCCCCTGTAGCCTTTCCTGCAAGCATCTGTTCCGCCGTTAGATTTCCGAAATAAGAGGGATATTTATCTTGCAATTCTTTGGCAATACGCAGTCTGTCTTTACGGGCAACATTCTCATCCGTCAAGCCTTTATACAGCAATTTCAGCCGGGTAAGTTCCGATTGTGCATTTTGTGCGCCTTTCAGCCGTGCATCTCCAAGGTCGCGCATGGCTTTGGCATTGGCGTCAATAGCCTCTTTGGACTTAAATAGATTAGCCGTCCAATTAATCAAATCTTTGCCATATACCACCAATAACGTGATGCCTATGGTTAGAGCAGTTTGCCATGAAAAGATTGAAGAAGTCAGTTGCTTCCATAAAGGAACAGCTGATTTCCTTTGCTCGTCTGTCATTGCTTTCAATTCCGCTCTGGCTTTGCTTATGCTATCACTCAAGATTGGTATATTGTTTGATATGGCCAGAAAAAACATTTGTGGCCCCATTGCCAATGAAGGGAGTTCGCGGGCTATTTGTTGAACGGAGAATGATAATCCACTTATACTCTGTTTCGTAACATCCACCTGCTGTCCCATAGTGGGAGGGATAATCGGAGTCTTTGAGATATTTTCTTTTTGGTTTTCCAATTCAATAAGAGAGACCTGTAATTCCTTCAACTTTTTTTCCAGTTGCTCAATGGTGAGGATATCTTCCATGCTACGCAGGCCTGTTCCCTTTGCAGCTTCTTTTTGCAAACGAGCAATGTCTTCCTGTATACCTTGAATCAATGTCTTTTGCACACCAATTTTAAGATTTAGAGCATCCACATTCTGTTCGGCGCTATCTGTTGCCGACTTTGTCTTATCCTCTGCGATCAATTCAAACTTTACAGGCTCCATTTGGTATTTATTTATTGTTTAACCGCTGTTCAAAGAGTGCGGCCGTATTGCTTTTCTTTGGCATTACACTTGGCGTTCCGGTAGGCTGTTTATCCTCATCATCCACCCAGTGCGGGGCATCCTGCATCATTAGTAATAAAGTGGTGTATGGCACTTTCCAAAGGATATAATGTACCGTCCATCCTGTGGCGGATGCAATCTGCCATATCATACCGAACGGGCTATGAGAGCCTTCCATATGACCCTTTGACTCCCGTTTTTTCTTTAGTGGCTCAATCTTGGCTTCATCAGATTCAGTGCTTCTGCCGAGGTGATAGTAATTTGAAAAGGGGCTGTATTTACTTGAGACAGGATTATCAGCATCAGCTCTCCCAACACATCCGGATGTACTCGCCATCGTAACCACCAGGCAGCAAGCCACCGCATAGTCCGGTAGCTAATCCAGCTCCGGCAAATGGTGCAGGCCACCAACAAGCTGACCGTCTGTCCATGCTCCGCGATGAATTTTAGTTTCTGATCATCCGTATACGCCTTGAACTCTTCAGGCGTTACGCCGATCTTGGCATAATATCGGTTGATACCAATAATACCTCCCATATATGGCCGTCTGATTGTCAGCCTCCGGAAGGGTATTATTCGTTTGCCCAGGAAGCGGAGCGGACGAACTGCCACTGAGACACCTACGTCCAGCAGCAGTTCGGCTGTTGATAATTCCGTTTTGTTCATTACGCTCCGGCAGCTTGGGTTAATGTTATGGTAGCTGTCTTGGTATTGTCGCTAACCAATGTAATAGTGAGCGTACCTGTGCGTTCAGCACCCGCGTTTGCAGCAGCAGTGATCACCAGATAGTTACCATCCTGTGCGAGGGTAAACCCAGCAGGAGTACCGCTGATTGCAACTGCGCCTGAAGCAGATATACGTACCACCTGTGTGCCTCCGACTGTCGGGAACGAAAGTTCGCTTTCGCTAGCTCTCACGTCCGGGACTGTTGGCCCGATGCTAAAAGGAGATACTCCTTGCTGTGCCAATATTTTGGCCACAGTATTGATGTAGAGGTTATTGGTACCTCCCAATTGGCCACGTACCTTGCCGTACATGGATGCCTTAGGAATAGATATCATTTGACCGGTTCCGGTTTTAATACTCATAATATCCTCCTTGGTCTGCATGATTTCAGGAGCAGAGAAATTTTCGCCGTTGATATCACCTCCAATAATATCCTGTATGTTTTCAGCGATGAGCTGAATCATCTGGAATGTAAATTGGTCGGTTCCGGGAGAAATGATTAAACTTTTCACCGGACCATTGCGCAATTGTGCAGCGTTCAGGTCGAAGATGGTAGGGTCGTCGCCTCCCCATGTCAGGCCGTCTGCCGAAATCAGCCCGATCGCTTTTCCGCCGAACGATACTTCGTCAAGCAGCATCATAAATCCGTCATTAATAGGATTTGGCATATTCTTTACTTTTTAAAGAGTTTGGTTATTAAATTAATTATCCGGGTAATAGGCTTCAAGGTTGTTTGCTTCTGCATATACCATATAGTGCCAACAACGACGCCGAGCCATAATACCCAACCGGAAATATAGAAGAATTTTCCGCCGAAGCGCTCCACCGGCACATATACCGGTACTTCCGTCTTTTCCGCAGTCTTTTTCCTGTCCGTCACCTTCGTTGTGTTGGTGGCGGTGGAAGAGGTCGTCTTATCCATTTCCTTTGTCCGTTCGGTTGTTTCTTTCCGAACAGGAAGGTTCGCTTTTTCCTTATTTGCAAGCGTATGATGAAGCAGTCCTGTGCTGTCTACCCATGCCGTACTGAATGCCAACGATGTCGCCAGTTCCGAACGTTGTGCAGCTGGCAAAACGTTGGCCGATGCCTCCACTGGCAACGCCATGTTACGCAGCGTGTCAATGATTGCCGTCTTTTCGCTCTCTATGCGGGAATATTCCATCCGCAGGCAGCTAAGTAGCGAAAATAAAGAGTCATAGCGCGAGGTCTCCGTATATCTTACGGTGGGCTTCGTGCTCCGGCATCCGGTCAGCAGAAAAGTTGTACATGCAATTAGTATTATCCGTTTCATTATTGCTTGTTTTCTATTTTAAGGAATTCTTTCAGGTATGGTATTTTGTCCACAAATGCGAAGCTTACCACATAATAAAGGAATGCAATCAGTCTGTTTACAGGAAGCAGGCGGTGCAGGTTCTTAAATATGTTCACCCCGTAAAAGTAGAGCAACGCATAGGTTATGGCCGATATGCACTGCAAAGCTCCATCCTTGTTATGGATTTTGTCGCCCACAAAAAAGATGAAGGATATTAGTGCGAAATAGACGGCTGCCTCGATGAAGCAGATAAAACCCTTCTTGAAGTTGAACCGCTCCTTATCCATCAATACGCCGCTGAGCAAGCCCAGCATGAAGTTGACGCCCAACACCACCAATATTGCAAGCAATATGTCCTGTATGGGGTGGAAATAAGCAGCAACGGCCGCCACTGTACATGCAAACAGGTTTCTGATTGTATCCATCTTTATTTTACTCCTATTAATTTTAGCCACGCGGGCACGTCGAATGACGGGCAAGCCTTGGCTGCAAGTTGATTGTGTCCTACGATTTTCACCTCCGGAAAGCGGAGGTGAAAGTCTTTCACATAATTTTCGAGTGCTCGAAGCTGTGCGGCCGTCCGTGTGTCCTGTGGAACTTTATTGTCTTTTGACATCCCACCCACGTATACGATGTGCCGGCTCACGCTGTTGTAGCCCGCCACTCCGTTGGTCACCTCCCAAGGGTCTACATTGGCGTCCTCGTTATTTTTCACGAGTCGCTCTATTAGACCGTCAAGGTGTATCATATCGGTGTAACCCACCTGCTTCCATCCACGTCCGCCCTTGCTTACTGGGCTTGTGTGCCATTTACGGATTTCTACAGAAGTCACTTCACGGCCTTCAGGCGTGGCGGTGCAGTGGATTACAAGATATTGCAGCTTACTCATTTCTGTTCGGTTTTAGCGTCTAATTCCTTTTTTGCATCAGCTTCTGCCTTCGCTTTCTTTTCTGCAGCGAGTTTTGCAGCCTTTGCATCAGCATCCGCCTTTGCTTTTGCAGCGGCAGCGGCTTTTTCTTCAGAGTCATCAAGGGAGGTAAGCCCCCTCTTGATTAAATTATCCGCACGATCATCTTCAAACTCCAAGAGCTGTCCGGGAGCATAAGAGATGCTCTCATCTTCCCGGTCTACAAAAGTTTTCAATACGATTATCTTTTTCAT